TATTGGGTTCTTCTCTGCCTCTTGGTGTAGATCACCACCAGACTCAAAGTAGAACTTGGCAATACCAGCTAGTATCGGAATGAATGCTCCGATAAGTATGTTAAGCAGATCCTTAGAACTAGTTGGTAGCTCTTCTGCACTGCCTAACATAACGTGAACAATGTATAAGAATGTGGCGAGAGCAAATAAGCCGATGATAAACCGAGCAATAAACCTACTTACTTGTATCCGCTCATTCACCGACATTGAAGGCTTGATAGGTTTCGGAATATCTGGTTTAGTTACAGTCGTTACCGTAGTCTCTTTAGCCATCTTATCTCCTGCCTGGTTTCATGCCTCTGATCTCTCCACAGAGTTCTTTGATTGCCATAGTCTGCTCATTAAGAGCCTGTTGAAAATTCTCGTTCCTAGTGTTACTAAGATTAATTACATCAATGAGTCTTGAGTCAGCAACAGTGTCTTTCTCCTGCCAACTCTTAACTTCATCACGGTGTGACTGGGCTGTCTTGTAAATGTAGAAAAATGTAGCACCGATGATCACCGCTGGTAGACCAATTCTCTCTATTAATTGCATTAAACTGTCAACTTCCATAAGCTCCGGATGTGTATTACCTGTTGCATAAATGTAGTCTGCTGGGTTCATTTGTAAAATATATGCTGGTCAATCTGTAATGTCCTATGCTTTATTTTACTCCACTTAGGAGTTACATAATCTGCATGATAGAACAAACTACCATCTGTAAAATCTGGCAACCACCTCTGCGTTACCAGTAACCACTGAGCAATCTCCACAGACTTATTGTAAGCACGAAGATCGTAAGGATTGTCACTAAGGCCATCACAATACCAACTAAACTGGCACCGATCCCTAGCAGGGTATCCTCCTTTATATACTCCTTGGGTAACGACTTCACATACTGTGTCTGGGAATCGGTCGGAGTAGACCCTGTTAAGAGTAACTTGACCAACTGCAACCCTGCCAGCAGTGCTTTCATTCCGAGCCTCGTGGTAGATGTTCAAAGCCATGCACTGCAAGTCTTCCGTCTTGAAATAAGTTACAGCACTCTGCACCGTCCAATAGCATAAGATAACTATTGGCACGAGTAGGATTGTTTTGATTATAATACCTATAAGCCATCATCTATTTAGGTTTACTCGGCCAAGTTATATCATTAGGATCACTATTATCCTGCGGGAGATCCCGTAGTTTCTTCCTGTAGATTTGCATGTCGTTGGACATTTTAGGTTGATCCTTCATTGCCAGATAGTCTGTCTCTGCTAAAAACCTATTACGCTTTAAGCGTATACTTTTCCACTTCTCCGCAGTCTGACAAGCACTCAGGGCATCATCATCCTTGATAATCTTTGACCCGTCCCACTTGAGGTGGTAGTGCATCCCATCTAAGTCTGAGTGTATGTGACCACTTTCATTAAAAGTAACTATAATGTCGTTACCTTCAGAGTCTTTAGTTTCATAACTAAGTGGTGCATCTGTCTCTACAATCTCGTAATCTTCACCAGAATAGTCGTAAGACTTAGTTCCGTTTTCGTCTTCAGAAGTTACAGTAGCAAGCCAAGTCCAGTAAGCGGATTTGTCTAAGCCTTTAGCCCTTCTTCTGCACTGCCATTCTGTTTCGTGAATAGCGATTACTTTTGTGTCTTTGGTTGCGATGAACATATTTAGTTACTTAGTCTGATTATATTGTATTGATTATAGTCAAGGTGTCCTCTCCATCTACCCTTTACTTGCAGGTAATCACCCCTTTGAAGTTGTAAAGGAACCACATTAGTTGATTTAGAAGAACCTGAAGTCGTTGTCATACCCCATGCGACTAAAAGACCATTTAAGTATATAGAACCAGTATCCCCACCCGAATCTGCTGTGTGATTAGTTGTGCCCACTGTAATTTGGTAAAGCCCTGCTCTTAAACAAATTTGTCGATCATAAGCGATTGCAAAATCTTTATTGCAATAAGTTTGCTCACTATCAACACCTCTATATTCATCGAAAATCACTGGATTTGTCGAACTTTCTCCAGTATCTGAATTTGCAAGAAATGATAAATTCCCAATATAACTCACATCCCTAGTCACCTCATCCCAAGTCTTGCCGTCTGGTGTGACGATTAGATTAGTCTGCTCCATATTCCGATCACCTCCTACTAGCTCATGCAGGAAGGGTGTTTCGAAGCTCTGGTAGTGGGAACTGGTGTGGATTGGGGTGTGGACTTCCATGTCATTAAAATGCCAATAACCACTAGTAACTACAGACTTAAAAGTATTTGCTCCAAGAGTCGCATAAGTATGATTCTGTCTGGCACTATAGCCACTACCTTGGTCACTAGAAGTAACACTTTGTGCACCATCTGAACCAGAGGTTACAGTTCCATCGTATGAAGCGTAAAATTTTGTAGAAAAATGAGTCCCAAAATAAGGAAGTTTAGTTGTTGCTGTGCCAGAAGTAATATCTTCGCTACAATAATTTTTCCAACCTAACGTGTCTCCTACCCCTTGAGAAAACAGAAAAGACATGTTTGTGCCATTATCATAAAACATGTCCCTACTACACGATTGATACCTCGCACCTTTTGATATTGTGTATTGATCTCCAGTTGAAGCAACCCAGTCTGCCATCAGCATATAGTCTGCGATCACACACGCATCTTCAGGGATAGGTGGGCGTTTGGGTTGGTGGAAGGTGACTTCAGTATATAACTCGTTCCATACTTGTGCGGAAGTTCTTTCAAGTTTTAGAATATGAGTACCATAGGGAAGATTCTGTGCTAGTGTTTCTTGGGTAGTAACACCAGAAGTTCTTGCGTAAGCTCCATCTCTAATTTGAACACCATCAATAAATTTATCGTACTCATCAGTAGTACTACCATTGCTCGATACTGTAATACCAACTCCTGTTCCTATAAACGTAATATAAAAAACACTTGCATCAGCACTATGTATAAAGAGATGAGTAGAAGTATAAACATTATCACCAGATAAACTTGTAAGTCCATCATCCATACAGTAAGCAATATCATCTGCGGTATTAAGCATACTTGCATCTTGGAGAGTCCCGCTTGTATCACTCCCTTGATTGGCCGCACCATTCCCAAACTCTCTCCAATGGAATGTCTTTGCAACCTCTGCTATTGAGTGGTCTATTGTGGTTGAACTGAATAATGGCTGATAGTCAGTAGTCCAGTCGTTAGCTTCTGGAGTGTTTGTATCTGACGATGCACCTATAGAAGTACCAGCAGGAGGCATCATATTAACTGAAGTCTTAATGCTCCCAGATGAATCAACCCACCTGACAACTCTACCTCCGTTTACTGGTCTGTAATACTTTGAATTTTGTACCCATGCAGATAGACCTAAAGAGGTTGCAGTATCCAGAGTGTCATCAAAATACCCCGACCCTGTTCCTGCCCATCCTGTAGCAACTGAACCGTGTGAGGTATTATCATCTATATCAACATCTGTCCCTGCTTGATCTTGTGCAAAGGGATTGTAGTGTGGGTGTACTGCATCACCAAGTGTGTCAGAACCTACTTCAAACTTTTTGCCGTATGAGACTACATTCTGTTTAGGGATTTTAATCTCATTTACATTTGAAGTGTCGTGGGCGATTAGTTCGATGCCGTGGAAAAGCGGTGTAGCAGAACCACTATCTCTAATCTTTAAAGTGTGGATTCCTAATGTCGCACCTAAACCTAAATTTATGACAGCACCAGAATCTACATATCTTGTCCTTAACGGAGTTTGGACACTTGCTGACCCAAAATCCGTAGTATCTTCCGTCCCTCCATCAATCGTATATCGATAGGTTCTATTAGCCTCAGTGTGGGAAATTGCATTCGCATCACTAAAATACCCAACAATTTCTATATAACCAGCAGTCCCAGACGGAGGTTCTATGTAATTTCCTATTGTGTCGTAATTAACCACAAAATTCCCTACTGCTCTCATCCACTCTCTACCATCTACACTGTAAACATTTTCCCCGTGAGTTGCAGTCTCCTGCTCTAGCTGTTGTATGCTCTTAAACTTGTGCCTCTGACTACCAAAGTGTGCCCCGATTCTAGGGTCACGAATGGGTTTACTGCCCTTGATGTCGGTGTAGTAGTACTTCAGGGTTGCATAACCAGAAATCGGAAAGTCAGTCCCGAAACTGGTTACTGTAGTAGAACCATCAATACCTTTTCCACCAACAGCAGGATACAGAACACCGGGGATGATGTGGGGTACTACTTCACCAGCTTCTATACCACTTCCACTGGCTAAATCTCTTGCTCTAGTCATTTGTTTCTTCTTCTACTGGTTGTTGATCTTCCTGCATTTCAGTCAAGGCTTGCTTATACCCTAGCAACCGTTGAAGCTGTGCTTGTAGCTCAGGGATCTGCTGTTGTATCTGTGCGATTTGAGCATCACACTGTTCGGTTGTTAGTTGCATCATGCGTTCTCTTTATCCTTAAGGAATTTGGTGTAGTTTGCTTTAACTTCATCAGTCCATAACTCTTCTGCAATTTCCTTAACTGTTTTCAAAATAGGATCACCATTCTCATCAGTACCACGTTGAATAGTTTGAGTTTCTCCAGATACATCCATATC